TGCCTTAATAATAGAACCATCAAAAGTTGAACCCCTTTCCATGAGATAAATATAACCATCTTCATTAGCAAAGGCTACTGTCTCTAAAGTAGAGGTGTACCTACTATCTGCTATACTTGCTTTTATTCCTGTTGTTGTAGACCAGTTAAGACCATCTGCTCCTTGAGATATAAATTTAGTTGCTATTAGACCTTTAGCAGTATCTTTAGTTTCAGATTCTGTATATGCAAATATTCTATACTGTGCCTTTTCTCTTAATACTACAGAAGCAAAATTAGATGTCTGATTTATAAAGGTACTAACATCTTTGAATATCTTATCTGAGGTTACACCTAAACCAAAGTCACCTATTCTTTCTGTAGCACTTAATAGTCTAATACCATCAGGTGCAAGATACATAATATCCCCACCCACTTCTTGAATTGTATCTCCATTAATACAACCCATGCGATCCGTTATAGGTGAAACTGTAAAATCTGCTGAGGTACTACCTGTCAATCTTTTGATACTATCTTCTGTAAAGATAATAAGTTGATCACGAAATACTACTAAACCTGTAACATCATTTGCTACATTTATAGAACCTGCACCATTTGCTGCACTAAAATCATCTACAGTAAAGGGGGCAGTAAAAGTAATAACATTATCTTTAGCATAAAAAGCTGTGTTTTTAAATATAGCTACATGTTGTGTGGCGCTTATCGCTGTACTGTTTGAGGCTGATAGAAAGGTAACAGAGTTACCTGATGTATTGTATATTGCAGGATAATTAGTACCATCAACAAAAATAACTTTATCATCACCATCAAAGTTATACAATACACTTCTAGCTTTGCCACCGTTAGCACCCACACTAGAAGCCATACTTGTCCAAGATGACCCAGTGCTGTAATAATATTCTGTTAGGTTACTAGCATTTTTACGTGCGGCAACTATTCTTGCAGAGCTTATAACTTTAAGTGCTAAGATGGGACCAGAACCTGGAACTTCAGTAGAACTATACTTTGAGTATCCTAGTACCTTAGAATAACCACCTTCCTTATTAACTTCAAAGTTTTGCAATAAGGTAGCAGAACCTACAGCATTTGTACCATGCTGCAAAGCGCTTAGGTTGGAAATAAGACCACCCTTAAATTCAATGGGAAATGTTTGCCACTGTGTAGCCATTAGTAATATACTCTTGTATCTCTAACGTATTCGGTTCTATTTATGTGAAGAGTCCGTAAGTGTTTGATCCCCTGTTGAAACTTATTTAGTGATAGTTGCGCTGCTTGCATGTCAGAACGAAACTGATATACGTAGTACATAGCACCATCAATAATTATATAACGGTATTGATCTGGTAGATTAGGTACATCTGTTGCATTTTTTAATTCATATGTTGTACGATAATATTCATATACTACTTCATACGCTTTGTCTGGTGTAGGGTAAAATATATACTCACGGCTAGGAGTCCTAACCACATGGGTAGGAACTGTTCTAATACTTGTATTAGTGTTATACTCTGAATCTGCATGTTTGTCAAGGTACTCTTCGTAAGACATAACTTTTAATTTAACAGTATTTACATTTAAACTACTATTACGTTTAATACGGAAGGTGTTCATATTTACTGTCTTAGAGTCAAAAGGCATACTATAGCGAGCCACACCAGGAGCAAGTAACTCTGTTTCCTCTACATGGTTCCAAGGCCATTCAAACTCTTCTTGGTTGATATGCCTAATGGATGCATTGACTGCATCTTTAGCAAAGCTATAGTAACCAGTAGTCGTAGTAAAGTTTGCGCTAGTAAGTTCTACTTCATTTAATCTACGGTTGACATCATTTACTAAACCTATATAATCATAAGCCATTCTTACTTCTCCCTAATACGTAAAAAGATAGAACGTTCATAAGCAAGGCCAGCACTTGTAGTAATCTTACAGCTTACAGTATAACGGACATTGTTTGTACCTAATCCAAACCTAGCAGTTGCTACTTGACCTGAGATAGTACCCTGCAAAAATTGTAGTCCGTTTACTATTTCAGTATTTGAAACTACTTCTTTATCACCATTCTCATCAATAATACTCCACGTAACAGCAGAAATACCGTCCGTACCTAAGAAGCGGGACCAGTCTACGCTGTAGTCCACTACCTCATCCTTATCTTTATCGGGCCATTTGTATGACATAATTATTCCTTACGCTGCTATATAAACAGTTGATGGTTCAATATTCATTGGGGCAATATATACTGTGTATGATTCTGGTTGTATATACACTGTTGTATTGTTGTCTTGTGGAGCAATGTATATTACTCTTGATGGTGAATAGGTAGCATCAAATTGAACTATGCTACCAGTTACTATAACATTATTTGTATTAGCTGTCAAGCCATTAATAGTAATTGGTGTAGATGTACCAATACCTATACTCTGACCGCTAAATGTAAAGGAGCCTGTACCTGACTGGATACTAACAGCTTTTTCTAGGCTTACATCTTGTCCTGTTAGCGTAAACAGACCAGAGCCATGTACCTTAGAAAGGTTACTGTTTATGTTCTGTCCAGATAGACTGTAGCTACCATTATTAGCTACGATATTTCTACCAATATTTAGTGTAGCATCTTGGCCTGATAGTGTAAAGCTACCATTAGACGCAGCCATAACTACCGAAATATTTAGGGCTACATCTTGACCTGTTAGAGTAAAGCTACCAGCAGCACTATCAATAACAGGTATAAACGTTGTAATGTTTACGTCTTGCCCTGTTAAACTATAAGACCCTACATTTGCTTCTATAGTTTTATTGACAGCAAAGTCAACGTCTTGACCTGTAAGACTTATTGTACTTTGTTCGGCACGTAAGGTTGGTGCATCAAAGGTATCTTTACCTGTTAAAGTAAAAGTACCTACATTAAGATCTAGAGTTAATGCTTTTGTTAAAGTAGTGTCTTGACCTGTAAGGCTAAAGCCAGCAAAGTCTGCTGCTACAAATAAAGCCTTATTAAGGGAAACATCTTGACCAGTAAGGGCAAACGTACCTCTTTCAAAGACCTCACTTATACCCTCATTAATATCTTGTCCTGTAAGGGTAAATGATGCTGAATCAGCAGTAACATTTAAGTCTTTAGCAAAGTCAACGTCTTGACCTGTAAGGCTAAAGCTTCCTTGCTGAGAATCTAAAACAAGGACTTTACTTAATGTAACGTCTTGACCTGTTAGGGTGAAGCTACCTTGGTCTAGGTTTATTCCTTGACCTAATATAAAGCCAGCATCTTGACCTGTTAAGCTAAAGGAGCCAGATGCTAATGCTGCATCTATACCTTCATTAAACTCAACGTCTCGACCTGTGAGACTAAACGTGCCTACATTTGCACTAACCTCTATAGCTTTGTTTAAGGTAACATCTTGACCCGTTAGAGCAAAAGAGCCTGTACCTGCAACAAGGTTAAATGCATTTATACTGGCGTCTTGGCCTGTAAGAGTAAATGTACCTGTACCTGCAATGAGGTTAAATGCATTTACATTAATATCTTGACCTGTAAGTGTAAACGTACCTACATTTGCATCAATAATATTAAATACATTTACGCCGACATCTTGTCCAGTTAAGGTAAATGTACCTGTACCTACACTAATATTTAATGCTTTAGTAAGTTCAGTGTCTTGACCAGAGAGTGTAAAGGAGCCTTGATCTGCACCTACAATTAGATCTAATATAAACTCAGAGATTTGCCCTGTTAATGTATAACTACCATTATTTAAAGCGCTGTCGTATTGTATAAATACATCTGTTGCTTGGCCTGATAGTGTAAAGCTACCATTGTCTGCTGCAATGTTTAAACTCTTAGTAATGCCAACGTCTTGACCCGTTAATGCAAAAGAGCCTGTTTCAAAATTTATTTGTTGAAATATGTCTTGCCCAGATAGGGTAAAGCTACCATAGGCCGCATCCATCTTATAGGCATTAAGCCCTACGTCAGCAAACGGGGCGGCGGCTAATGGGTGAAATCCTAACATAAGTTAGCCTTTCAGTGGTGCGAATGGGATGTTACTGCTTTCGTCAGCGGCGGTGTAATGAGCCTTGTTACTCAGCCTAATGTCTTGCATATAACCATTGAAGTAATTGGTTGATGTTGACCCTTGAACACCCAAATGCAAATCAATCGAACTATCAAAATTTACGCTAGAGGTGCTTTGGGCTTTTTTAAGACCATCCACGTACAGCCGCACATTATTGCTCCCATCCCTAGTTACAGCAAAGTGGTGCCATGTCTGTACCGAAATAGTGGAACTGCTTGGGTCTTGAAGAAGGATTGAGCTTCCAACGTAAAACGTCAATGATGTCCCTGTAGACCTATAATAAATTTGAAAGCTCTGAGAGTTACCAGACGCATATTTGTCTACGATTAGCTGGCTTGCTGAGAGGTTGTTCATATATATCCAGCCCTCGATAGTAAATTCTCCAGCCCCAAAGCTGGGGATACTCTCATAAGGCACACGCACGTAATCACTATCTCCATCGAATGACACGGCTGAAGTATTAGCCCAAGCTGCACCAATATAGGGTGGTGTTGTACCAGAGGTAAGCGCAGAGGTACTTGCGGCTGTTCCAAGCAGCTCCAGATTACTCACCTGAGACTTATCTAACACATGAGCGTCTGTGCCTTTAATATGTAATGCTGTGCCTGATGAAGATTGAGGAGTAGTAGGAACTGTTGGAGCAGAACCATCAATTACATCTGTACCTAATTTTATTGTGAGGTCTGCAATATTTCCAGATAAAAAATTACTACTATTATAACCATTTTTTCCAATTATGGGTCTGCTAGGTGCTACTACAAAATCAAAACTGTTATTGGAATATGTGCTGCCTACTTGTATCCCATTAGCATACATTTTTGTGTCGTTATTATATCTTTTTATAGTTATATAGACCCAAGTATTTAGAGGAACGGTAGAAGTATCTGCGATCATAGTTATATTCGTGCCTGAAGCGTTTTTTGTAAACCAGTTAAGTGATCCAGATATAAGAGACACATGCGGTGCTAAATAGCGTCTAACTCCTCCGTTGTTATCAGCCCAATCTATTAATATACAATTACTTGAAGTTGGATAAACCCAAAAAGACACTTCAAAGTGGGACGATCCTAAAGCAGAGACTTGGGGTAAAGTGAGAAAGTCAGTGGTCCCATTAAAATATACAGACCCACCGTGAGTGCTTTCTGAGTATTCAGCACTGTAATCATATGGACCAAATGGTTTTGTTGAGGTGTCGCCGTTTACTGTAATTGAGTGGGCGCTAGAGGAACCGTCAGCTATATATGGCAGGTGGCAGGTAAGTAATTTTGTATTTGTTACGGAAGTAAGGCGTTCAGTTGGGCCACCTGATGCTGGTGTAATTGCGGTGCCTTTTACAATCCTAACATCTGAAACATAACCTCTAGTATACTCTGAAACCGTGTGAGTTAAACCAATTTGTAGAGTTCCTGTAGTACCAACATTTGAAGTGGTAACTGTTGTTGTCGATCCAATTTGCGTTCCATTAATAAACGCTTTTCCATTAGTTCCATCTCTCAAAATACAAACGTGATACCACGTTCCAGCTACAGGCGTCCAAGAAAATGAATACACTGCATCAGAAGCACCAAGCCCTAAAACCAGCCGCAAATTTCCTGATTGATACTGTAAAACAAAACCTGCATTAGCTGCGTATTTACTAACTAGGTTTTGGTTTGAGGTGTCGTCAAATCTCCACCATCCCTCAATGGTAAAGTCACCTGTCCCTAAATCTAGGTCTGTACTATGAGCAATACTTAAATAGTCATTCCCATCAAAATAAGTGCTATACCCACCATGCCTATAAGGACTAAACGTACCAGCATGAGCATCGCCGTTTACTGTGATCGTGTGATTGCTTGAAGAGCTATCACGAATGTCGTCTTGGTTATTACCCGCCGATCCATCTGTTGCCATAAGCAAAGTCGTGTAGTGGCTATCAGCGATAACAAAAGCAATTTCAAAGCTGTGACTTACATTCGCTACGTTAGTCCCGTCAGACGCATCAAACCTGATCGTCACAGTCCCGCCTGATCCAGATGTTGCTGGAGTAAGAGTAAAGACATTACTGCTTTGGTTTGTTACGGGGAAGCTAGGAGAGCTAAATACGTTAGTCGCCGTTCCGCTTGTGACTGTTGCGGAGTAGCTGATAGTTTCTAGGTCAGGCTCTGTAGCGTTGATTGTTACAACAGTATTGCTGCCAGCAGTAAGCTCAAACGTACCGCCAGCCGTGAGATTGTTAGCCCCTGCGCCGCCAGTATTCTCAGAGAAGCTATCAATAGTGGGGCTGGCGTTTGTGATGCTGGCAAGGAGATAAAAACCAGAGGACTGCTTCACATAAAGTTTATTAGTACCAGTTTCGTAGTGAAGCGTCCCTTCATCAGCCGAAGCCGCATCAGTAAGCATCGCCGCTTGATTGGCGTGAACAGTTACACCGCTGCCAGAGCTATCCGCAAAAGCTACACCACCAGAGCCAGTGCTTTGGAGTACCTGACCGCTTGTCCCATCGTCTAAGGCGGCGGCGAGGTTAGCTAAGTTTTTTGTATTGCTCATGTCTTAGCCTTTCAGTGGTGCGGATGGGACAGTGAAGTTGCTAGTGTAGCGAGCTTTACCATTAGTTATTCTAAGGTCTTGTATGTAGCCGTCCCAAAGGTAACTTGAGGAGTAGTATCCTCCGATAGTAATAATACTCCCACTGACCGCTCCTGAAAT